CTCGACCAAATCCGCCTGTACTTCGGCGAAATCATGCCCGGCACCTACCCGGACGTCTACGAGTATGTGCACGCCATGGAACGCGCCGGCCGTTGCCAAATGACCATCGCCCGAAATCACAGCAAAATCATGCTGGGCTACAACGAGCCAAACGACGCCGCCTATGTCATTGAGTCCAGCGCCAACGTGAACACCAATCCCCGATTCGAGCAAACGGCCATTCACACGACCAGGCCGCTGCTCGAGTTCTACGAGGAGTTTTTCGCGCACGTGCAGTGCATCGACAAACGCCAGCGCCTGGCCAAGCCATGACCCACGAAACCCAGGCCGCATTCGCCAAACGCCTTGGCGTCACCCGGTCCTACGTCAACAAGCTCAAGGATTCCGGCCGCCTGGTGATCACGGATGGCTCGCTGGTCGACGTTGAAGCCAGCCTGGCCGCCATCCAGGCCACGCAAGACCCTAGCAAACCCAGCCACGTGATCCCGCCGCCGACAATCCCGGAACCCGCCCCGGCTCCCACCGAAACCGCAGACGGCCGCATGTCGTACCAGGCCGCACGCACCGTCAAAGAAAAATACGCCGCACTCGCCGCCAAGCTCGCCTACGAGCAAGCTTGCGGCAAGCTCCTCGTCGCCGCCGACGTGCTAGCGGTCATCGCCGACGCCACCGTGACCCTGCGCACGCGCTTCGAATCATTCCCCGACCTGCTCGCGCCGCAGCTCGCCGCCATCTCCGACGAGCAGCAGATCCGCGCCATGCTCGCCGAAGAGGTTGAAATCCTGCTCGCCGATGTGTCCGCCCATTTCGGCAAGCTCGCCAAGGGTGCGCCGTGACGCCACAAGCGTATGCCCGCGCCGAGCCGCGGATTGCCGCTGCCATGGCGCGCGCGCTCGCCCCACGCAAGCCGCTGACCGTCTCGCAATGGGCCGACGCCGACCGTCGGCTGTCCAGCAAAGGCAGCGCCGAGCCGGGAAAGTGGCGCACCGCCCGCAACCCGCCGTTGCGCGAGCCCATGGACTGCCTGTCCGCTCGCTCACCGGTGCAGACCGTCGTGCTGATGTTCCCCATTCAGTTCGGCAAAACCGAAATCGCCGTCAATGTTCTGGGCTACACCATGGACAACCACCCCGGCCCGATCATGGTCTGCCTACCCGGCGAAGTGTCGCAGCAGAAGTGGGTCGCGCAAAAGCTCAACCCGATGCTCGAAGAGACGCCCAGCGTGCAGGCCACGCTGACCAGTACCGACAGCCGCAACGGCGCCAACCGCCGCGAATTCAAGGATTTTGCCGGCGGACAACTCTACATCGAGCACGCCGGAAGCCCGTCGCGTCTCAAATCGACCAGCGTGCGCACCCTGATCGTCGACGAACTCGACGAATTCGCCGCCAACCTGACCAGCGGCGACGACCCCGTCGAAATGCTCGACGGCCGCACCTCGGCATTCCCGGCCACGTCCAAACGCCTGTACGTCTCCACGCCACAGATTGCCGGCATTTCGCGTATCGAGGCGCTGTTCAAGAAAAGCGACCAGCGCCGCTACTACGTCCCTTGTCCACACTGCGGCGAAGAGCAGCCGCTGCAATGGTCCGGGCTACGCTGGAGTGCCGGCCAGGGCAACCGCCGCGCCGGAGTCGCCTACGTCTGCCGCGAGTGTGGCGCGCTGATCGAGGAGCACCACAAAACGCCGATGATTGCCGCCGGCCGATGGGTTGCCGAAAACCCGGAATCCAAAATCCGCGGCTATCACACCAACTGCCTGTACTACCAGATTGGCCTCGGTCCCCGCTGGGCCGACCTCGTCGAAATGTGGCTCGACGCCCAGGCCGACCCGGCCAAGCTCAAGACCTTCATCAACGACCGCCTCGCCGAGACCTACGAAGACCCCTCGATGCGCGCCGTCAAGCACAACCTGGTTGCCGACCGCGCCGAACCCTACGCCCTGCGCACCGCCCCGGACGGCGTGCTGGTGATCACCGCCGGAGTGGACACCCAGGACAACCGCCTCGCCGTGCAGATCGTCGGATGGGGCCGTGGAATGGCCGCCTGGGTTCTCGATTACATTGAACTTCCCGGAGACCCGGAATCGCCGGAAGTCTGGTGCCAGCTTGTCGAACTGCTGAACCGCCCGCTGGAGACCGCCAGCGGTCACCAGCTCTACGTGCAAGCCACCGCCATCGACGCCGGCGGACACCGCACCGAAGCCGTCAAGACCTTTGCCCGAGACGGATGCAAAGCCGGCCGCATTCGTCGCCCGCTGGTGATCTTCGGCGCCGTCCCCAACAACGCACCGATCATCAGCAAAGGCAAGCTGCAGGAAATCAACTGGCGGGGCAACTACGACAAACGCGGCATCATGATCCACCACGTTGGTACCGTCGCTATCAAGCACCTGTTGTTCGGCCGTCTCTCGACCGATGCCGAAAAACCCCGCGAGGCGCGCATGGTGCGTTTCTCCGATGACCTTGGACCGGCCTATTTCGCTGGACTGGTCAGCGAAACATTCGACCCCAGCAAAAACCGCTTCCGCAAAAAATCAGGCGCGCGCAATGAACCGCTCGACACTTGGGTTTATGCCTACGCCGCCACGCACCACCCCGAACTGCGCCTTCACCGGCACACCCGCCTGGACTGGAACCGCCTGGCCGCCAAGATCGGCGCCGCGCCCGTCGTTGCGGAAACCCCCGCAGAAAAAACCGGCGAAGGCGAGCCAGCAGCCAACAACCCCGCATCAGCTAACCCCGCCATGCCGCCACCACAACCGCCACAACCCGCAGCCAAACCCGCCACAACCCGCCGCGCCGCCCCCCCGCGCCGCATCGCCCCCACCATTGGATGGTAGCCCATGGATTTTCTCTCGTTCGCCCTCGATCTCGTCGCCGCCGAAATGAAACTGCCGCGCGAACACCTGCGGCCGCTGGAGCGCAAGATCAGGCAGGAGCAGGGCGGCGATCGGCACTACATCGTCAGCGTCGCCGCAATGAACTGCCAGGAGCGCCATGCCGCCATCCGCGCCGCCCGTGCTGCCGGGCTTTCCGCGGCCGAAGTCGCTGAACGGCTGGGCGTGAGCCGGCAGCATGTGTATCGGGTGGCGGGGTAATCGGCTGTCACCCCGCCCGCCTTACCCGCGTGACACCTCCGGAGTAAAACGCAAGCATGAGTCATCCTATCCCGACCGCCGTACCCGCCACCTTGCGGGCCGGTGACACCGCCACATGGCGCCGTACCCTCTCCGACTACCCAGCCAATGACGGCTGGACACTGGCTTACGTGCTGGTCAAGGCCGGCGTGCAGATCGCCATCAGCGCCAGCGCCGACGGCGCGAGTCATCTGGTCGAAGTCGCCACCGCCACTACGGGCGCCTGGACTGCCGGCACCTATGCCTGGCAGGAGCGCGTCACCAAGTCCGGCAAGACCTACACCACCGCGACCGGTTCGACCACCATCCTGCCGAGTTTCGCCGCGGCCGTCTCGGGCATCGATGCGCGCACGCACGCACAGAAAACGCTCGACGCGCTCGAAGCCTGGATCGAGTCGCGCGACATGGGCGTAGCGGAATACCAGATCGGCGACAAGCAGCTCAAGAGCCTGTCGATTCCCGACCTGCTCCTGCTGCGTGACCGCTACCGCCGCGAGGTCCGCGAATCCGTCGGGCCGAGGAAATCCGGCCGCGTGCAGTTGAGGTTCTGATGACCATCGCCGACAAGATCCGCAGCATCTTCCGCCGCACCCCGCCGCCGGCACCGCAGCAGCGGGGTTTCGCCGCCGCACAACTCAACCGCCTGACCGAAAGCTGGCGGCTCACCGCTGAGCGCATCGACGACGAACTGCGAAACGACCTGGATGCATTGCGCAGCCGGTCGCGCAAGCTTGAATTCGACAACGATTTCATGCGCAACTACCTGGACATTTGCGAAACGAACATCGTCGGCGAGACCGCGCCGCGCCTCGTCTCGCTGGTCGATAACGCCCCCGGCAGCCCGGACACTGGCGCACGTACGGCGATCGTCAATGCCTGGGCCGAATGGGGCAAGCCGGGCGTCTGCGAGGTCTCCGGGCATTACTCGTGGGCCGGCCTGTGCCAGGCGATTGTGCGCGGGACCGCCCGCGATGGGGAAGCGCTGGTGCTGCCGAAATACGGCAAGGCCGCCGGCAACAAATGGGGCTTCTCGCTGCAATTGCTCGACGTCGACCGCCTCGCGACCTGGCTCAATCGCACCGCAGACGGCACGCAGAATGCCATCGTCGCCGGCGTCGAAATCAACCCCAACGGCCGCCCGGTCGCGTACCACTTCACGACCGGCCAGATGACCGCCGCCAGCGCCCGCAATGCCGAGCGCGTGCCGGCGGATGCCGTGCTGCACCGCTTCATCCCGCAGCGGGCCGAACAGCGCCGCGGGATTCCCTGGGGTCACGCGGCGATCCTCTCCATGTACTACTCCGGCGAGTTCGCGCTCTCGGCGCTGGTGGCCGCCAAGCACGGCGCCGACCATCTCGGGTTTTTCGTGTCGCCGGACGGCAGCGCCCCGCCGATCGGCAACGAGACCACTGACGAGGACGGCAACGAGGGCGCCCGCATCGTGACCAGCGCTGCCGGCACCTGGGACACCATCCCGACCGGCTACGACATCCGCACCGTCGACAGCAAATATCCCAACGAGGTTTTCGGGCCATTCCTGAAAATCGCGAATCAGCGCATGGCCAGCGGCCTACCGGGCGCCAGCTACCCGGAGCTTTGCAACGATTACGAGGCCGTGAATTTTTCCAGCATCCGCGCGGCCTTGCTGAGTGCGCGAGACGAATGGAAGAAGCGCCAGAACTGGTTTGCCGCCGCCTGGCTGGAGCCGATCTTCGCCGACTGGCTGCGATTTTCCCTGCTCAACGGCGCCATCCTGCTCGACAACGGCGCCGCGCTGCCGATCATCAAGGCCGACAAGTTCGCGGCGCACGCCTGGCAGTTCCGCGGCTGGGCCTGGGTTGATCCGCTCAAGGATGTCGAGACCGCGCGCGAAGGCATCGCCCTGCGCATCACCTCGCGCTCGCGCATCGCCCGCGAGCAGGGCCGCGACATCGAAGAGATTTTCGACGATCTGCAGACCGAGGAAGCGCTGGCCAGGCAATACGGCATCGACCTGACCGCGCCACCGGCCTCCCCACTGAACCCCAAACAGGAGCAACAACCCGCATGACGATTATCCTGACCAAACCCGTACGCGTCGGCGGGGTAGAACTGGCAGCAGCGACGACGCAGACTTTTGCCGCGGATGTCGAGGCTGA